TATTTACATCAAAAGGACTACCAGTGTTGGTCGCGTATGTGTGAGTTGGAGTTGAGTCTGTTGTTGCAGTTGTTTGAGTGCCATCGCCCCAATCAATTGTATATCTGTTTGGATCGCCTACTGCACTAATAGTTAAAGTTGCAGTTAGTCCTGCACCACCAGTTACTATGTCTGATACAAAATCTACAGACTTAACATAAGCACCTATTCTTATGTTTTCGATAATTTCTAAAACAGTATCAGTATCAGCATCGCCACTTGCATCAACATTTGATATTGCTGTTTCTAAATATACTTTTGTTACAAGGTCTTGCGGGTCAACTGGGTCTGATGCGTTTTTTACAATTTTAGCAGAAACATCAATATTGTTTGCCGCTCCTGCATCTAGTATTAGATCAGATTCAGATTTAATTTTATCTGCCTGATGATTTATGTTTATAGCCAACTTCTTCTATTCCTCACAATTTCGCCGCTCTTGCGTTTTTGTATTTAACGTTTTAAAATCTTAGCTTACGCTAGGATTTCCATAACTAGAAAGAATAGACCATCCGGCTGTTGTATATACCATCACTGCACTTTGAGCCGTTGTTGTAAACGAAATACTTGTGCCGTTTAAAAATGTATCAGGGGTAATTGTAACAGTTCCCGATGGAGTTGCAGTAACAACAAATGTTTTTCGTTCTCCCTCAATACCATTTGCTAACGCTAATGTTGTATTTGTAGAATTATTTATATAAACGATTCCTGACGAACTTAAACTTGCTGAATTTGTAGTTGCTATAGTTACAGTGACTGATTTTTTTAAATACTGAACGTTCCATGGATTTGTTGCACTACCTAAGTTATACTGTATGCCCGAGCTTACATTTGGTAATACATCACTACTGACGTTTGCATTTATTGTTATTGAAGCATTTCCGTTTCCTAAGGAGATAACATCTCCGTTTACAAGTAACGTTCCGCCTACATACAGATTATCTTCTGTATATGTTCCACCTTTGACATGTAGTGCTGCGCCTACAGGATCAACAGGTGATGCGGTAACGTCTAATACGTTAGTGCTTTCTATAACTAGTGTTCCAGAATCTGGGTTAATGTGTGATGACATAATGCTTTATTCCTACTACTTCCTTTTATTATATATGTATTTATCAAAGTCACAACGTTTTGGCTGCTCAAAAAAAAAGACTCGTAACGGATCACGAATCTTTTTAAATTATAAGCAAAATAGGTAGGATTCGGTTATACCTACAACCCCATAACACAGATACCATCTGAAATAAGGGAGCCAAGTTCCGCTTAGTATTGCGATGTGACTCAGCGTATTTCTACTACCAAGCCTGGGTACCACCCCTAACTTGCCAAGTTCGACCCTCTGGTAAAGGCCTCTTCCTTGCACTATAAACAAAAGCTAATTATTCTTTTGTTGCTATGTACTTAATATACAACATATTTGTATAAAGGTCAACCTTTATTTAACAAGAAATTAATCTTTTTTATACGGTGCTGTTTGATTAGTTGTTTATAGCACCAATAAGTGAATATATCCATCACACTTTCCTTTTAAAGGTTAGTGCGTTCCTTCGCTTAGTGCTACTTCCGTCCTATAGTGGATGAACGTGAGTCAAAAAAATAGGCCCAATAAAGGGCCTATTTTAGTATATTGTTATTTGCAAATATTATGCAAATGCCAGGTTTGCACCTACAACATCAATTTTCGCTAAGTAGTCAGCTGCGTTACCAAGTGATGAAGCCTGGTTGTTTAGCTCAACATAACCATAACGTGTCATGAATGACACTGTTGGTTCGAAAGTTGATGGATCTAGTACTGTGCCTGAAGACATTAATGGAATGTATGGGCAATAAAAAGCTGCCGCATCAATTTCACCGTCGCCTTTGTAGCCAACTAGTACTGGAGCATCGTCTGCCGCGTACTGGTCAACAAAAACACGCATAGTATTATTTAAAGTACCAACAAATTTAGTGTTAGTTGGAGCTTCAAATGGTCCTTCAGTTGTTCTTGCGAATGCTGAAGTTGTAGCTGATTGTAGTACAGTTAACATAGTTGGTGAAATCACCACGTAGTTACCTGCGCCACGTCTTGTACGTGCTGCAATTAGGTTAGCTGCTCTGTTGATTTGAACTGCCAATGCTGCGTGTGTGTCACCAACAAATGTTGTTGTGTGCTTCGCTGCAATTGCTGTTTGATCAAAAGTATCTGTAGCCGTACCTGCTAATGAACGTAATGAACCAATTACTTCTTGGTCAATCTCAGCAGTAATTTCTTGTGCAAGTGCTTGCATGATTTCTGCTTCTACGTCTAGACCGTGCATTGAATTAGCATCTTGTGCCGCTTCAAAAGTCCAACGTGCTGATAATTTACGTGTTTTAGCTTCAACAGTTTGTTTCAATACTTGGATTGAAAGTTTACGACCTGCTTCTGCCTCTAGTGCTGAAGTTGAAGTCGGTCCACCTGTTGCTGCGTCACCTGAGTAACCTTTTGCAATTGCGAAAGGAGATAGTGCTTCGTCACCAGCTGTTACGCCAGCTGCTGATTGGCCATATCTTACTCTAAGTGTGTGGATTTGTCCTACTGGACCTGTCATAGGCTGTACGCCTACTAATTCGTTCGCGATAACTGTTGGCATAACACGACGAATAACTGGAAGAATCACTTTGTTTAGTGATGCTACGTTACCTGCCATTGTGCTACCAGCTGCGGCTGATTCTGAAAGATAGCTCTTAGTATTTTCAAGAACTGACTCCATAACAACCTTTTTGTTACCATTCAAACCATCTGTAAGGGCGTCTTTTGTTACAGCCCAATTTTCAAATAGATTCTGTGTCATTTGGAATTCTCCTTAGTTGATTCCTGCTAACTTTTTAAGGTTAATAATTTCGGCTTCATTTGCAGTTTCATTTGCAGTTGCTGCCTTGTTACCGGTAATCACAGTCTTCTGTGATTCTGTTAGTTTTTGTGATTTAACTGTGCTTGATTCATTTAATACTGTTGGTAAGTATTTGTTGAATTGAGCTTTAAGTTTACTTGTGCTTACGCTTTCAAGTAAGTTGTTCATTAATTCACGCTTATCTTTAGATAGTGGAGACATAAGTTCAGTTATAACTGCCTCACGCTCACGGCTTTCGTTAATTGCTGCAACTTTATCAGTTGCTTCGGTAATTTTTGCCTCTCTATCTGCAATTTCTTTTTGTGATTCGTCAAGTTGACTCTTCACATCTGAAAGTTCTTTTGAAAGTTTAGAAATATGTGTTCCTTCAGCTATATGTGAACTCATAAACTCAGCTGCAAAAGTTTCGAACAGTTTACGTCCAAACATATTTTCTTTTGCTTGCTTTATATCTTCTTTCAACGTACCTAATTCAGTTGATAATGTTGTATCAACAATATTAGCTAGTTTAGTTGAAGCTTTGTCAATGAAATCAGTTTTAGCTTGATTGATCATTTCTTTACCTTCCGCAACAAGTTTTACCTTTTGTTCAATAAGGTCTTTCTTGTCATTATGGAATTCATTAAGTTCTGAAGTAAGTTGTTCCATCACAAAATCTTCTAGCTTCTCAAAGTTGCCTTCTTGTAGCTTTCTGTCTTTGCGTAGTTCTGTAATTTCCTTGTTAAGCGTTTCCATAACAAACTTATCAAGTATTTCTGCATGTTCTGAGATTTTACGTTTGTACTCAACTTGAGCTTCTACTGCCGCTTTTTTGTCCGCTGCAAATTCTTGCAATTCAGTGTTAATCGTATCTGATACCATGGCATCTAGTGCTTCCACCATTGATGTCTTATCAGTTTCGTATCTGTTTGCGAATTCTTCACGTAATTCAGCAGTGATCTCTTCTCGAGCTTCTGTTAAACGTTCTTCCCATGCTTCTGAAAGTGTTGAACGCACTTCCTCAGAAAGGACTTCGGAACTTAGGAGTTGTTCTATTGCATTATTAGCCATCTAGCTTCTCCTAATGTTTAGTTTTTCAATGAACTTTAATACTTCCTTCTGGAGGTATTGATTTGCTATTGTGTCGTCTTTTACTGCGGTTGCAACATCCAATAAAATATTACCACGGTGTCCATTCATGATCTGCTCATATAGAGGATCTGGGTATGCATCCGGGGCACTTGGATTAGCAACAATATCAACAGTTTGTATTTCAAAATCACTGACATTACCGCTTTCTGCTACGTTACCACTACCTCTTGACGAAACGCCAAGTTTTACTCCGTTTTCTAAAAGGGTTTTACAAATATTTCCCATTGGAGTTGGTAACAGTTTTAAACGACCATAACCGTCTTGGCCGTCCATCCACATTTTTTCAATCATGTGAGATACACGGTCCAAATTGACTTGCAAATCATCTGGATGATCTGCTTCGCCTAATACTGAATAACCAGTTTCAATTTTTTCTTGTATTGCCTTAACGGCTTTTGAAATTTCTGTAACTGGATAAACTCTACTATTTTGATTACGCTTGTCACCTTGTACAAAGATACCTTGCATAAACAAGTTCTTACCTTCCTGATCTGACTCAGTAATGATTTTTGCTTG